CTGAATCATTCACTTCTGACGACTCTTCTTTTGAATCATCCTTTAATTCAGAAACTTTTGCAACCTCTGGCTCTTCATTAGCTTCTGAATCATTCACTTCTGATGACTCTTCTTTTGAATCATCCTTATCACAGGGGCAAGCAAGCCGCCCACACCATTCCCACCTCCACGAATTTGATCTCCGTGAGTGAGTAAAATCTTTGTGTCATAAACATTTACGAGGCAATCAGCAGTATCAGGAATGTTCCAAGTCACACGTTTATCTTTTGATAAATGTGTAGCTGCCATTGTAGAAAGTAGATAATCAAGATTATCCCTAACCCTTCCTTTCATTCTAGGTTTACGTGTTTGTCTGCCGTGATTACCAACCACGCTACTAACATGCACTTTGCCAAAATGGTCAGCTAAACCACTTATGCAAGAAGCAAGAATGGATGACCAATAAACACAAGTGTCTATGCCGGATACCCCTTCGTTTGTTTGAGCTAATTCTTCATGGACATCGCCACTAACTAAATCACCGCCAAGTAGTAAGCATAAACCTTCGATGTTTACTCCGGCAATATAATTATTAGAAAGTTCAATTACTTTTTCAACAAATCGTTTTAATCTTATTTCTGCTATTTCTCGGTCATATTTATTAGCGCCACCCATTTCATCCAAGTCAACAACTTCATCAAGATGTAAGTCAGAAAGCATTGCAACAACCGTAGCTGCTGTCTTCTTAGGCTTCTTAGGAGTCAACCAAACAGGTGGTTTATTTTTACCTACCTTTTCGTAAGCTTCAATTCGATCTTCAAGTAAATCAACTTCATCTATAAGAACAACATTTTGTTTACGAGCTACAGCAAGCTCAGACTTGGCTTTTATATGTGCCTTTTCTAACCGTGATAAACGGTCTAAGAGAACAGTATTGTTACTGAACTCTTCTAAAGAATCAGCCAGCGTTTCTCTTCTTTCGCTCTTCCATTAAAGGTTCACATTTTTTAGGAGTAGCAGCTTCAAACCCGTGAACTTCTCTTAACCAATCTGCTGCAACTTTTGAACCAGCGTTAGAAGCAATAATTTCTTCTCTGATTTTTTCAGGAAGCTTGTCGCACCATCTTCCGGAGCCACCATTTCTTGTATTTTCTGTAAACTCGTTAAGACTTATGGGACTGTTAGAAGACGACATATCAAAGTTCCTTCCCAAAAAGAATCATCAGCACTCATTCTGACTGGAGACATTTCAATGTCTTCAACCGTTACTGAGTATGACAGATTCCCTTCTTCAAAAGTAACTGCTTTTGATTGATTAGCTAGATTCCGCAAATGTAAATATTCTTCTTGACTATCATAACCTACAAAAGCACCAGAACCGTGCATAGTCGTTACTCTCCCCTGTATTATTAGAGGAGTTATTAGTTCTTCTATGCGAACTGGTTGGGGTCTAGCATGAAAAGACCAGCGTTCAAATATAGGACCGCTAGTAGTTGAACCTGCATCTCTATTCAAAGTTAATTTAATTGTGAAAGTTTCACTCGATGGGTCTGCGGCAGAATAAGAAGATTCTATTCCTGTTCCTTCAAGAACCATCGCTGTCGAAACATTGTTTTCATCTGTAGCTGTTACTGTCACAGTCCCAGCTTGACCAGCAACTAAACCACCATAATTGATTGAACTTGCTTGGTAATCAGTATTCGCTACACTGTAATCAATATCACCTGAAGCTGATGCAGCTTGTTCTTTTGCAAACCTGCCGGAAGCAGCCCTGCCAACTTTAGAAGCTGACGTTCCAAAAGTAATAGTTCCAACTGTCAACTCTGCTGTAGCTGAAAGATCCCCAGTTGCATCTTCTCCATATAATTCACCGGCAGACACAGTAAAGAAAAGTTTGTTATTGTAGAGTTCTAATGAAAGAACATTTCCCTTCGCCGCATCGTCAAATGAAAGAAGACGACAATAGGCTGGGACAAGAGTGTCTGTGAAAATAGAAAGGTCAGCTTTATATGTATCCCCATTTTTTGTACCCCAATATCCGTACTTGCCGGAGATACGAACACCATAAGCTGCTCCACCTGTATCTATTACAGGTCCGAATGTGACCGATTGCTGATCGTTAGAGTTAATTAAACCAAACCTAGCCCCAGCGGAAGTACCAACCACAATCAATTCTCCAAATGTATCGATACAGCACGGACCAGAGAATGTTTCCCCTAGTGGTAGCACCGCCGCTGGGACTGGGTAGGCGAGAGAACCGTCTGTTGTCGATATGCCTATCGTGTAGAGGATTCCCTGACCATTCACATTGTAAGCTGCATAAATACTATTAGGTCCACCTTTTATGGCTTTGCATGTACCTGTAAGAGTTTTATCGAAAGTTTGAACTACACCTGAAGTATTAAGTTCTACTATTCTTCCTGCATCAGAAGCTAAAAGTCTACCGTTTGCGTACTCAATAACATCTGCTTGAAACGACCCTATTGTAGAATCACCGCTAGTAGATGAAACAGTCGCTTTACGAACACCATTAGCTCCTTGAGCGCAATAAATAGATGCACCATCAGAAGTCCAATCTAAAATTGCGTAATCCATGTCTATAGAAGAAGGAGAATACGAACCAGCATTAACATCAGGATTACCGAATTTCATAAGTTGTCCATCAGAAAAATAGAAAACCGAACCGTTAACTATCTTGGCGTACAAGTTGTTATTAGAACCAGAAGATTTTTCTTCGATGGCTTTACACATGTGAAGCTGGCCTTTAGTAAAAATATCTATGTTCTTAGAAGTGTGAAACCTTCTTCTGTCTGAATCATTTAAATCAAAAAATTCTTGACCAGCGCCATGTGACCAATCCGACTGGCTTCTAACCCATTGACCAACATTACTAAGAGTGTTTTCACCAACATCTTCAGATGTGTCTCTTTGTTCTTTTTGTGCAGGAATAGTCCTACGACGGTAATTAGTATAATCAACCATGTACCCTCGACCATTTATCGAGATGTCGTATTTAGGCGCAATCGCCATAATTATTCTCCGCTACGCAACCATTGGGTTGGGTAAAGCTGTGCGAGTCGCATCTTTTCTGCTTCTACCCTTTGATCCCTACGGAAACGTAGATCACGCATTGAAGCTGAAATAGCTCCAGAAGGTACTTCTTCGGCTCGTCTGATAGGTGATTGAGTCATCACACTCTCACGGGCTATCGGTTTGAAAGTCATTAAAGCTAAAGCTGCACCCAAAGGTGGCAGATCATACGCTTCTGAATGAAGACCAACAGTTGTTAAAGCTGTTGAAGAAGTGCTTAAAGTAGTAAAGGGTGCTTTGTATTCAACACGAACACCCTGACCTGAAGTTGGAGTGTCCGCTAAAACCAAAGCAGTTCCAGAAGAAAAAGTAGAAGAAAGCCTGTTGCGACGCAACGACCATCTACGAACTTCTGGTTCTGACAAATCACCGGACTCGTCAGTAAAAGTAACACGATGAACACCAAGAACATCCGAAGCAAGATCGTATCCTTGCGTGGAAGCTGTGTAAGTAAACGTAGCTACTTTCATCTGATATAAACCTTTAGCTGAAAGATCATTCAAATCATCGTTCAAAGCATCCAAGATCATGTGAGCAGGGTATTGAGGTGAAACCCTAATAATAGAATCATCATCATGGGCAGCGGCTGTAGAGCCACCATAACCTCTGATGACACCTACATTAAGACCACTAACCGATGTCACATACATCAACTCTGTGTCAATTTCTATGATTGAACCTGTAGAAATAGGACCAGTATCAAGCTCCGTGTTCATTGAACTGATTGAATCTGTCATACTTCCATTAAGACGGTTAATTGTTTCGACAGTGCCAGATAATAATAAATCTCTAGTTCTATCTATCCAGACTTGTGCTGTCATGTGTTGCCCTCTGATTCTTTAATAACTTTTTCAACTTGTTGTCGGGTTGTTTTATCCTCAACAACCTGTCCTGACTCCACCTCTATCTTAGTCTCAGCACGACTCTCTAAGTCGGCAGAACCACGAATAGAAGGCGGTTGTAAACCATCATCCCTTAAACGCTTGTAGGAATCCATGTCTGTTTCCAAATCATTCCAAGCTTTTTTTTCGCCAGCCGCACTACTACGAGAAGGCATAGCTGAAGGGGCGGTACGAAAAGACCGAGCGTTTTGTCTGAAAGCTTCACGTTCTTCAGGTGTAGCGTCGCTAACAAAACGACCATTCTCTCTTCTTAATTTAGTACCCATCAGGCAGCCTCCCTAACAGTAACGTCATAACCTGCTGCTATTAAAAGGTTAGCTTCAGTTGAAGTTAAATCATTAGGACTTTCATGTGAGCCATACAAAGTCCTAGTTATATTAGCAACATCAGTTGGTGTGACAGGTTGATCTGTTGTAACAGTAGTGTTTGAAAGAATCCAAACATTAGTACCCCTGGATCTTGGACTATAGAAACGTGCAAGCCTGTTCATGGGAGCTAATGGTTGATAATCAGGTTCACCTTTAGCTTGTGTCGGTAAAGTGTTTTCGTATTTAGGCACATACCTCATCGCCATATCAGGGTCACCTACCGTAGCTGTGCTATTTAAAATGTTAGGCGTAGCTGTTGCGGTACCAGATATGGCACTAGGACCAGGGATTGTTGCACTAGCAGCAACAGTCGCAGCGGAGACTTGAGCGTCACCTGTTACGACATGCGCTGGTACTGCACCAACACCTGCAACAGAAGTAGCAACAGCTTCAGTGAATAAAAGAACTGTTACATTTTGAGGAACACCTGTAGCTTCAACAGTCGTAGCTGAAATAGTTACGATACTTGCAGCAGTAACCGAAGGGACAGTAGCCCCTGGGCATGTTATCGACGCAGGAGAGACACTCGCATTTCCCGATACTGTTGACGCAGGAACCGCACCCACACCAGCAACCACGCTGATAGTAGGATAAGCACCGATATTAACTTCAGATGCGTTGTCCCCACGATACGTTGTCGCTGTTTGCCTGTAATCAATCCCTGATTCTCTGTAAGGGAGACTCCTTTGAACTTCAGGAAGTGTAGTTGTGCAAGCAATCGTCGAAGGAGTAATAGTGGCATGAGCTACACCATAATAATTTCTGATTGAATCTCTGTAATCAATCCCTGATTGGCGGTAATCAAGAGCCACTTCATTCTCCGAACATCTTGTTATAGGTTATCGAACCTACAATACCATCAGGTTTAAGACCGTTTTCTTTCTGCCAAGCTTTAACACGCTGAACTGTCAGCCATCCATAATCTCCGTTCAGGGGCAATCCTAAGACCGCCTGAACCCATTTGACTAGGGGTGACCTATTTCTAGGCCAGCGAAGCTTCAGAGGCTTTGTAAACGCCGGAGGAACGAGCTTAGGAACCACTACCGTTTCCACATCAGGGCGCATTTCCTGTAACCGAGAATAAGCAGTATGACCAGGGCAATCTTTATTCTTCACATCACGATGCCCACGTATATTAAAATCAGGCAAAATGTAACCCAGCTTGATTCCTTCTTTAATCAAATTATGTATCGCTCGAACAGCCTCATCAGAAATAACTTGTTGAGTAGTATCACCAATAATACAAATAGCGTATGACCTGTGATTCCAATTCTTAGTAGCACCAGGTCTATTAAACCAGCCTCTAGCTTCATATATTCGACCAGATTTTAAACCAATAAGAAAACTGTAAGCTATATCAGCCCACGATTTACCGAAATGATAACGCTGGTATGCCCTAGCTATAGCAGCTTCACCCTCTTGAGAGTGATCTCTTAAAAGAGTAGCGCCATGATGAATAAACACATGGTCAACTGGTCGTTTCTGATTGGTTGTCCAACGAGCCGGTTCCGCACCCCATTCTTCTCTTGGGATTATATCGGTCATTCGTTGTCCTGATAGAAGCTTTCTCCCCATGCTTTACTTTGAATAGCTTCTTCAGCTAAATATATACGATCCCAGATCGTACTAAATTCTGAAGGAACCCACGCAAGAGAAGC